CTTGTTGTTCCTCAGGATGAAAAGGAAAAAGTCATTGATGCATTTATTGATAAGCTATATGCTCCTGGCGCACAAGGATTATATAAAGGCGATCCTGAAAGAGATATCTTAGAAAAAAATACAGCACTTAACTATGCATTAAAAACTTTAAACGTTACACCTCATAAAAATCTTGAACAAATGCGTCAAGATTATAAAGCAAGTTACAAAGTATCCGAAAGTATTAACGAAGCCGAAGTAGTACAAAGTAAAAGAAAAGGAATTGTTCATTTAGAAAAAATGAAGGATTCTGATTTTTTAAATTTATTAGACGAATTAAAAAATTCAGCAACAGGAAAATTTGAATTACACAATGTTCCAATGACCGTTAAAGTAGACGGGTTTGGTGCTAGGTTTGGTAAAGATAAATCTGGCAAACCATATATGGAAACTAGTCGTAGTGGTCCTAAGTTTGAACCTGGTACATTCAGCAAACATGCTGAAGAAAGACAAGCCGCTCCAGATGTAAAAGCTAGGGCTAAGTTATTTGATGATCTATACGACGAGATGATGCATGTCATTGCTAACGTTGATCAAAAATTAGGTAATACCGCTCTCAATGATGTAAAAATTCATTGTGAAGTTTTATATCTACCATTTGCTACTGAAACAGAAGATGGTAAATTAAAATTTGTTGGCATACATTATGACAAGTTGCCCGAAGGTGTTACTCTAGCACTTGTGCCATTGTTTGCTGAAAAAAGCTCAACTGGCGAACAACATCCAAATAGCGACAAATACATCTCTGCATTGAGAAAAATTGGTCGCATTGGAACAACAATGTTCATTGACAACTCGTTAACTACTAACGGCAGTTTAGATGTAACTGGGGCATTGCCTCCCATTGAAAATCTTGAAACATTACGATCGTTAGTTAATAGCGGTAAAAGAGATCTTAAAAAAGAAGCTACCGAAGCATTGCAGCCTGTCAAAGAATATCTAGCAAAATTTATCATCCAACATCCAGATATTATAGGAAAGGATAAGTTAGGCAAAGATTATGAAGGCATTATTCTTAACACAAAGAATGGTCCTGTTAAAATTACTAGTCAAGAACAAAAAGATATTATTTCTGCAAAAAACGCAGCAATTAAATCTGCAAGACCTCCTGGAGCAACAGGCGATGGAAGATCGGGCAAAACTGCTGTCGTTACCGCAGGAAGTTTTGTTGGGCACATTGGACATCAACAACTTGTAGATTTTGTTTTAAACAAAGCGTCTCAGTTAAATGCTGATCCTTATGTTTATATTAGTAGTGCCGTGGGACCAGACGATCCTATTCCAGCTTCTGTTAAATTACAAACATGGCAAAAATTATATCCAGAAAAGAAGGCCATGTTCCAGCTGATCCAAGAAGGTGGATTAGTTATGAAAAAAATTGAAAAAGAATTAGTAACATCAAGTAATCCTCCTCCATACGATCATATCATTGTTATGGTTGGCGAAGATCGATATGAAGGATTTAAAAAATGGATGGAGCATTTATCTAAAAGGATGAAGAATCCTAAATATCCAGGATTTGAACATGTTAAATTTGATGTAGAAGTTACACCAAGAGCTGCCGAAACTGGCGGAACTGGAATGAGTTTTACTAAATTACGTAACATTTTAAAAGATCCTAATGCTACTCCAGAACAGCAATTTGCATTATGGTCTCAAGGTTTTGATGTTCAAAAATTAGGGAAAGATTGGATTATGAAATTAATGGATTTCACACGCAAGGGCATGGGTATTCAAGAAAGCATATCTGAAGCACCGATTGAAATGGATCCTTCCGAACCAATGAATCCTATGATTCATAGCCATGACAAAGCCAACCCAGCGAAGTTAAAATATAGAATGATGAGAGCAGCTGGACAAATTAAAGATCTTGCTAGCAGAGTAGACAATGCTAGTCCATACGAATGGCAAAACATGGCCAAACAATTTGACGAACTTAAAATGAATGTAGAACAAATTCGTCATGCCTTAGAAGAACTTGCTAAAGTAAGAAGAAAAGGTGGAATCCGAAGTCGCGGTATTGATCCAATGATTGATAGCGTTGAAGAAGGTTGGAAAAGTAAAACGGCAGGCGCAGCTTTAGCTGCTGCTAATTTATTAGCAAGTCCGGCACAGGCGGCAGAAGAACCAGTCAAACCTATTACTATTGCCTATGTAATGATCGATGGCGAAATGAGGAAATATAATTTAGGTGATAAATTTTCTTCTGCGAAAGAAGCCGAAGAATTTATTAGTAAGGTTTTAGATAAACAAGGATTACAGGGTTATCAACTAGAAATAAAACACGGTTATCCTAAAAAGAAAGAAGTAAAAGAAGGATATGGACGCTATTGGTGTTCCACTGATAAAAAATGGAAAACTCGTAAGGGTCCTAAACAAAAGAGATCATCATGAAAATATCTGATATATTAGAACATAAGAAAAGCCGAAGAGCAAAAGTGTATAATGTCAAACCTAGAAACCCTGTAGCTCATGCTGCACAAAGTGTTATCTCAGGTGCCGGTGCTCATAAAGATATGAAGAAGGCACAAAAACAAGGATATGAAAAACATAAAAAACCAGCAGAAGTAACAGAAGGTTTATTAGATAGATCTAAAAGACAACAAATTATTCAATTCTTAGCTAAAAAGATGGACTGGGAAATAAACTATCTTGAACTTGCTAGTGATGCTGAATTAATTTCATGGTATAAAAAAGTACAGGCAGGAAAGGATCCTATGAAAGAATCAGGTTTTGGACGTGATGCTTATCAAAGAGATTACGATAGTAGCGTAAGCGGATTTGGACGTAGAAATAGAGAAGATGATTGGGACGAGGGCAACACCGAACCACCAAATAACTTTGCTATCTATATCAACGGTAAAAAATGGAAAGTGTTTCCTGGTCAAGGAACATACGCAGACGATCACAGAGAAATGGCTCAGCTTCGTAGATTGCAAGACATGTGCCGTAAGAAAACTGAACAGACTGGCAAGAAATGGGAAGTTTCTCGTACAGGCGAACCAGCCACAGCATAATGGATTTATCTGAACTAAAACGTCTTGCAGGTATTACCGAATTTAAAGGTTATCAACCTTACGACGGCAGCAACATAAGTATTACTGGAAACGAAAAAGGCGAACTTATGAAACAACATAATATTAAACCAGGTACTCCGGAATGGTTTCAATTATGGTTCAGTCTTCCTTATCTAACCGGAGAAAAACCTGTAGGAAAATAAAATGATTACAATATCACCATCAGCAAAAATAAAAATTCAAGATTTGCTTTCTGAAGAGGGAAACCCTAATTTAAAACTTCGTACCTTTGTACAAGGTGGCGGATGTAGTGGATTTAGTTACGGCTTTACCTTTGACGACGAACAAAACGAAGATGACTTTGAATTTGATTGCGGTGCATGGAAAGTATTAGTTGACGCAATGAGTATGCAATATCTACACGGTGCAGAGATAGATTATAAAGAAGAATTAATGGGATCAAGTTTTACTATCAAAAATCCTAATGCAGTAACAACCTGCGGTTGTGGAAGTAGTTTTGCAGTATGAACGAGTATCCTGTTTATCCACCACAAGAAGGCGAATGGGATCGTCCTCTAAATCCATATAGTCCAGTATGAGAGCAGAAGAGTTTAGTTTACCCAAAGGAATGAAAGTCTATGTTGATATGGACGGAGTCCTTGCTGATCTTTTTAATCATGTAGGAGGTTTACATGATGTAGAGCACTACAATAAAATGACAAAAGATCAATGGGAAACATTTTTTAAAGACTCTAATGCCTATGAATTATTTCGTGACCTTCCGGCATTTTCTACTGCTAATAAACTTTTAAGCATAGTAGTTGATTATGCAGGTGGTTATAATATTTTAAGCAGCCCATTAAACTTTGATAAAGAAGGAAGCATTAGAGGTAAACGTGAATGGCTGAAAAAACATATTCATGTTCCTGCTGACAAAATTATATTCGAACACGAAAAATACAAATATGCAAAAAATGCTGACGGTACTCCTAATATTCTTATTGACGATTACGGTGTAAACATTCGTGCTTGGCAACAAGCGGGCGGTATTGCTATTAAGTATCAAGCAGACGAAGATAGTTTATCTAAAGTCTTTTCTGCATTAAAAACTGCTGCTAAGGGAGAAGTTGACGAGGGATGGAAGGACTGGGCAGCAGCCGGGGCACTAGGAACTGCAATGGCATTCGGTGCTCCTAGTGATGCTAATGCTAAACATTCTAAACCGGATGTTATTCAACAGGTATCTAAAAAAGATATTGCAAAAAGCGTAACCGGTAATCCCCACGAAGTCTACTTAAAAAAGGCTGCTGAAAAAGCAGGTATAGTAGGTCACGAGCTTACAGCGTTTTTAGCACAATGCGCTCACGAAACTTTAGATTTTAAACACATGAAAGAAATAGGCGGATCATTAGACTTTCGAAAATATGATCCTAAATATGCTCCTAAAAAAGCAAAAGCATTGGGTAATAAAAATGTTGGAGACGGAGCAAAATATAAAGGTCGCGGATACATACAGCTGACAGGTCGAGACAATTATAAGAAAGCAGGCCAAGCATTAGGATTGCCGTTAGAGCAAAAACCCGAACTTGTAGAAAAACCAGAAATTGCTGCTAAAGTAGCAGTTTGGTATTGGAAAAATAGAGTAGCACCAAAAATTGATAGTTTTAAAGATACTAAAGCGGTTACTAAAACTATCAATCCCGGGCTTAAACATTTAGACTCTAGAAAAGAAAAGCATCAGGCTTTCCAGGTAGCAATGAGATGAGAGCTAAAGAGTTTGTTATAGAAAACTTTGCTGACGGAAAAGTTAAAGGAAAAAGCCGCCCCGGAAGAGTAAAACGTTCAGGGGCTAGTTGTTCTGGTTCAGTTACTGATCTACGCAAACGTGCAAAAAATGCATCGGGTGAGAAATCTAAAATGTATCACTGGTGTGCAAATATGAAAAGCGGAAAGAATAAATAATATATTATGAAAATACGTGATATTTTAGAATCAGCTACAGCAGGAGCAACATCATCGGCTAATATCGGCACGGTTGTTAGCCCTCATATTGCTATAGGAAAAGATCGTGGAAATAAAAGCTACACAGGTAGCCCAGGCAAATCTGGTACAAAAGCACCAGCAGTTCCTAAAGTAAAACAAGCAAAAAATAAGGACGGTACAGCTAAAAATGCCCTAGATATGAAAACTAATATCTTCGGTGGCGGCTCTGCCATAAAAAGATAAATATATTATAGGATCTTTATACAGGATACAAGGACTCAAACATGGACTTCAAATCATTACTTACTAAAATTCATAGCTTAAACGATCAAGTTGATCTACCAAAAGCTCCAGAATTACCAAAAGCTGTTCAGCTTAACGAAGATGCACAATTACGTGTGCTAGCAGGTACTTCATCATATATTGCAGAAGCTAAGAAAAAAGCTGATGAAAAGATGGATGAAGTTTTTGATGCCGATGCTAAAGTAGGCGACAAGAAAAAAACAGCTAGTGGCGGTACAGCAGAAAAAACTAAAACTGGTTTGAAACATACAGCGGGTGATCGCTATAGTGGAAAACAAGCTGAAAAAGAAGATAAGAAAAAGAAAGACGAGTCTATTGATCCTGAGTTCAAGTCTAAATTTAGTAAGATGGTTGAAGCTGCAAAGGGTAAGCCAGATTTTGCAGACATCGACGGTGACGGTGACAAAAAAGAACCAATGAAGAAAGCTGCTAAAGATAAAAAGAAAGGCGGCGACAAGAAAGATGGCAAGAAAGGTATGAGTGCTAAACAAGCAAAATACTTTGGTAAGAAAAACGAATCTGTAAAAACTTCTAAGAAAGTAGTTGCAGAATCAGTTGAAACAAAACTATCTTTCAAAGACATGGTAAAACTAGTACAAGAAAGCGGCGGTCAACAACAAATTGATCCAAAAGACAAAGAATTATTTGCCTGGGCTGAGCGTGTTGCTAAATCTAAACTAGGTGAAGGAATGAAAGCAGATCTATATGCCGGGCTAGTATATGAAAGAATGGGCGGTGTATTTGAAATGTATGATGTGTTATCCGAAGCACAAAAGTAATTTTACCAAAAGGTAAACAAAAGCCAGTCCTGAGTTGACTGGCTTTTTTGTTGGCTATATAATATACTTTTATACACAGGAGAATACTATGGCAAAAATGTATGGTGCAGAAGAAAAAGCCAAACTTGAGAGACTTATCAATGAAGGCGGAAATGTACTTCGTGAAATTGAAGATCTCCAAGAAGGCCTAAAAGAAACCGTTAAAGCCGTAGCAGAAGAGCTGCAAATCAAACCAAGCTGGATCAATAAAGCAATCAAGATTGCACATAAAGATAATTGGAAAGATCACGAAACTGAATGGGACGAAGTTGAAATGATCCTTGGCGTTACTAAACGTTTACCAGAATGATAGAATACTTTAATTCAACCATAGAGTGGATCAAAGATGATTTTAGGAGTTACCGTAGCCGCTTTATTGTCGAGCTTCTTGCTTGGGCTATTAGTATTGGGTGTAGTATCACAATGGCCCTTACGGTCCCTAACCCACCTCTCTTGGTACTTTATCCTATTTGGATCACTGGTTGTGCTATGTACGCTTGGGCTGCTTGGACTAGGAAATCATTTGGTATGCTGGCTAATTACATCTTGCTAACCACTATAGATAGCATAGGTTTAATTAGAATGCTAAGTAATTAAATATAAGTTTAGATGGTAGGCGTGGCCAGAATCCGCACTTTAGGTATTTGCAAGCCAAAAATTGCAAGGAGAAAAAATGAGCTACGTTGACGCATTCTATGATCGCGAAAACGACACAATTCGTGTCGTTGAACGTGATGACAAAGGTCAAAGGCACTATAAAGATTATGCCGCCAAACACCTTTTTTATTACCTTGATCCAAAAGGTAAATTTCAATCAATCAAGGGCGAGCCCCTAAGTCGTGTAAGTTGCAAGAATGTAAAAGAACTTCGCAAAGAACTTGCAATTCATTCAAACAAAAAACTTTACGAATCTGACATTAACCCAATCTATCGCTGTTTAGAAGATCATTATCTAAATATTGATGCTCCAAAATTAAATGTAGCATTTTTTGATATTGAGGTAGACTTTGACCCAGAGCGTGGCTATGCATCACCCGACGATGCATTCATGCCAATTACTGCCATTGCCGTTCATCTACAATGGATGGAAACTATGGTCTGTTTGGCTATTCCTCCAAAAACTATGAATATGGAAGAAGCTGAGAAGGCTGTTGCAGAATTTCCTAACACTATGCTCTTTGAAAATGAAGCAGACATGTTAGATACATTTTTAACCCTTATTGAAGAAGCAGATGTATTAAGTGGTTGGAACTCGGAAGGTTTTGATATTCCATATACCGTTAATCGTGTAATCAAAGTCCTAAGCAAAGAAGATACTCGTCGATTCTGTTTATGGAATCAATATCCAAAAAAGAGAGAATATGAAAAGTTTGGCAAAACTGCTGTTACCTATGACTTGGTTGGGCGTGTTCACGTTGACTCGTTGGAACTATACAGAAAGTACACATACGAAGAAAGACATACATACAGACTGGACGCGATCGGGGAAATGGAAGTAGGCGAGTCTAAGACCGTTTACGAAGGAACACTTGATCAACTTTACAATAACGATTTTCGAAAGTTTATTGAGTATAACCGACAAGATTGTGCATTGTTAGATAAGTTAGATAAAAAATTAAAATTTATCGATCTTGCTAACACCATTGCACATGAAAATACGGTTCTTATTCAAACAACTATGGGTGCTGTTGCTGTTACAGAACAAGCAATTATTAATGAAGCACACAGACGAGGCATGATTGTTCCTAACCGTGTACAACGAGAAGCTGGAGCAGACACACAGGCCGCTGGTGCTTATGTTGCATATCCTAAGAAAGGTATACATGAGTGGATTGGTTCTCTTGATATTAATAGTCTTTATCCTTCTGCTATTAGGGCTTTGAACATGGGACCAGAGACCATTGTTGGTCAACTACGTCCAGATGGAACTAAAGCATACATTGAAGCAGAGATGGCTAAAGGCAAATCATTTGCGGCAGCATGGGAAGGTATTTTTGGTTCTTTAGAATATACTTCTGTAATGGAAAAAGAAGTAGGTCGTGAAATTACCATTGACTGGGAAGGCGGCGGTAGTGATACTCTTAGCGGAGCACAAATTTACGATTTAATTTTTGAAAGTAATCAACCGTGGATGATCTCTGCAAATGGAACTATCTTTACCTACGAAAAAGAAGGTATTATTCCAGGACTGCTTAAGAGATGGTATTCAGAACGTAAAGAAATGCAGGCCAAACTAAAAGAATGTATTCAAGCAGGTAATAAGATTGAAGAAGAATACTGGGACAAACGTCAATTAGTTAAAAAGATTAACTTAAACTCATTATACGGTGCTATTCTTAATCCTGGATGTAGATTCTTTGATAACAGAATTGGTCAATCCACAACTCTTACTGGTAGACAAATTGCCAAACATATGGCAAGTAAAGTAAACGAAATTATCACAGGCGAATTTAACCATGTAGGTAAAGCTATTATCTACGGTGACACAGACTCTTGTTACTTCTCAGCATACACTACGCTGAAGAAGGACATTGAGAAAGGGACCATACCGTGGTCTCGTGAAAATGTAATTGAACTTTATGATACCATAGGAGAAGAAGTAAATGGAACCTTTGCAAAATTTATGTCCGATGTCTTCCACTGCCCAAAAAATCGAGGAGAGGTCATCAAAGCAGGTCGCGAGATTGTTGCTTCCAAAGGACTATTCATTACAAAGAAACGATATGCCGTCCTCTACTACGACAAAGAAGGAAAACGTACAGATGTCGAAGGAAAGCCAGGCAAGATTAAAGCTATGGGGCTTGACCTCAAGCGGTCAGATACCCCGGTTGTTATCCAAGACTTCCTAAGCAAAGTTCTTGAAATGGTCTTAACTGGTCATAGTAAAGAAGAAGTTCTAGAATACATCACAGATTTTAGAACAGAGTTTAAGACTCGACCTGGTTGGGAGAAGGGTTCACCTAAGCGAGCCAACAACATTACAGAATATGCTGCCAAAGAAAAGAAACAAGGTAAGGCTAATATGCCCGGACACGTTCGTGCTAGTCTTAATTGGAATACTCTCAAGAGAATGTTTGACGACAAATACTCAATGAACATCGTTGATGGCGCAAAAGTCATTGTTTGTAAAATCAAAGATAATCCGATGGCATATACCTCAGTAGCTTATCCAGTAGACGAACTACGTTTGCCACAATGGTTTAAAGATTTACCATTCGATGATGCAACTATGGAAACTACCGTGATTGATGAAAAACTAGAAAACTTAATTGGAGTACTAGAATGGGACATCAGTCAAACTAGAAGTGACAATACATTTAACAAATTGTTTGATTTTGAATGATTTCAGGGTTGATTTTTTCTCAAAATCTAAATATAATCTTAATATACATGGAGACTCTCTAAATGAAAGATATTTTACAAGACATCGTATCACATACGCAAAATCTAGGTTTTTTAACTACCGTTAAAGTAACAGGTACAGAAGAAAAGACTACAATTAATTCAATGGCAGACGATCGTTCTGTTATTATGGAAGCAGAAACTTCTAATCCATACCCAGATATGGTTGGTGTTTTTGGCATGCCTCAACTTAATAAACTCAAATACCTATTAGACGGTTCAGAATATAAAGATGATGCTAAAATCACTATTACAACTGCTGAAAGAAATGGTGAAACTATTCCGGTAGGAATTCACTTTGAAAATAAAGACGGTGACTTCCGTAATGATTATCGCTTTATGAATCAAGAAATTATTAACGAAAAGATGAAAACCGTTAAGTTTCGTGGTGTTAAGTGGGATGTTGAACTAGAACCAAGTGTTGCCGCAGTACAGCGTTTCAACTTCCAAGCAGGTGCTAACAACGAACACCCAACATTCTTAGCAAAGACAGATGGCGGTAACTTAAAGTTTATCTTTGGTGATGCAAGCACACACGGCGGTGAGTTTATTTTTGCACAAAACGTTGCGGGTAAACTGGATCGCGGTTGGACTTGGCCAGTGCTACCAATCTTGAGCATTCTTAAGATTGCCGATGTTAACAACACTAAGATGAGTTTGAGTAACGAAGGTGCTATCCAGATTACTCTAGACAGCGGTTTGGCAACATACAAATACATTATTCCAGCACAGGCGGCCTAATGATTAATAACGTTAATAGTTCCAGCAAACATATGTATGCCGCAGGGGGAAGTTCGCTTCCCTATGTGTCAATGAATCATAATAATCCTTCACAAGGCATGTTGAGATTAAACGGTTCCGATATGGAAGTGTTTGATGGCAATTCTTGGATGAAAATTTATGCAGGATCTGCAAACGTAGGCCTAAATAATGAAGCAGAAAAGGCCATTGACTGGGCTATTAAACGTATGAAGCAGGAAGAAGAATGGTACAAGTTGGCCACAACTAATAAAGCAGTCCGTATAGCATTAGACCAACTAGAACAGGCAAAGACAAGATTAGAACTTACATCAATACTAGCGAGAGAAAATGAAGAAACAACCACCAGTTGATTTAACACCACTACAAAAGGACTATGCGGTATACTTACCAGCTATTAGTTCTTTCTATTCTACATACGTTGCAAAACAACGTTTAGAAAAATTTATTCCAGATGACCGCATTCCTAAAGACTTTGATCGCGGTATTGAAGGTATGAATTTTTTAAATCCCGAACAAGGATATTTTTATTATAAATTTGCCTTGTATTCAGCGGGTCATGCTCAATTAGACATTACTAAGTCTATGACGCAAGAATCTATGATTCAACAGCGTGATCGTTCAAAGACAATGATCTTAGGAGATTCAGGCGGTTATCAGATCGGTAAAGGTGTTATTAAGTTTGACTGGCAAAACTTTGAAGGTACTGAAGCAAATAAAACTCGCGAAAAGATTTTAACTTGGTTAGACGTAACTGCTGATTGGTCAATGATGCTAGACGTTCCGACATGGGCTTGTGATCACATTCACAGCCCAAAGACAGGATTAAAATCGTTTGAAGATTGTTTAGAAAAGACTCGTTTTAATAACGAATACTTTATTCAAAATCGTTTAGGTGCCAAAGAAGGCGGCACTAAGCTATTAAATGTTTTACAAGGTAGCAACTGGGAAAACGCAGAAGCGTGGTACCAGGGTGTAAAAGAATATTCCGATACAAACAAGTATGGAGACAAAGCCGCAGAAGGTTGGGCTATGGGTGGTGCTAATATGTGCAAAATGCCTATTACACTACGCAGACTAATCACTATGCGTTTTGATGGTATGCTAGAAGGCAAGGATTGGATGCACTTCTTGGGTACCGCACAGCTGGATTGGGCTTGTTACTTAACAAGCATTCAACGTCAAATTAGAAAACACGTAAATGAAAACTTCACAATTTCCTTTGACTGCGCTTCACCTTTCATCGCAACAGCTCACGGATTGGTATATACTAACGCCCAACATACCAATAAGCGATTCAGTGTTATCATGGATAAAGCCCCGGACAATAAGGGTCTTGCCGGACGGCACGATATACCTTTTCCTTTCGAGTCCGATTTTGGTAGGAGACTTACGGTCGCGGATATCTGCCACTATGCTCCAGGAATGTTAAACAAGATTGGCAAGGAAGGTAAAACTAGTTGGGATAGTTTTGCTTATGCTCTAATGATGGGTCATAATGTTGAATGTCATATTCGTGCTGTTCAACGTGCAAACAATCTTGCAGATATTGAATACGCTAGTTACAAACCAGATTGGAGACACTGGCGTAAAGTAAAAGACAACGATAAGAGCGATGAACGTTCGGAATGGGTACCTCGTAATATTTTGTACTTTAATCAGTTTGTTGAAGAATTGTTTGCTCTTAAAACTAAAGATGAAGCATTTACTATGATTGCAGAAGCTGAACGACTTGGTTTCTTACAGAACTTAGAAGGTGCTCGACTACGTGGCGGTGTTACTAACATTGCAGATACATTGTTCTATGAAGAATCAGAAGATGAAACTTCTTGGACTGATGATAGAGAAGACGAAGCATTAGATAATCTTAAAGTTGAATAAGGAGTTTTTATGTACGAAAATAGAATTAAACATTTAGAAGAAGCACATCGAGTGTTGAATAAACAAATCGACACGCTAGAAAAAAATGGGCTATTTGAAGACTTAAGACTAGAAGAATTAAAAAAACAAAGATTATTTTTAAAAGATGAAATTGTTTTATTGCAGGCTAAACAAGCAGGTCTAGAAGAATGAAATGTACATATTGTAAAGAAGACGTTCAACCAAATTGTACTTGGAATCAAGGAAGATGTCCTCATCAATCTGTGGTTAACCAAATTCTTGTTGACAATTACAAAGCAAGATATTATAATTTACTTACGTCAATTAAAAATCTTTTTAAAAAATGAAACGTGATTACTCCACTGGTGTTGAAAACAACATCACCTTCTTTACAGGAGTCGAAATTGAAAAGACTCCTGCCTTTGGAATGAAAACTCTTTTTGTTGTAGGCGTTCATGATCCATATGTTATTATGGAACTTGCTCGTAATAACGACTGCAAACATATCTATTTTGGTGCTAACCAAAGTTTTAAAACTAACGGCGTCAATGATGTTGAAACCTGGCGTCCTTGGGAAGATATGATCTATGTATGCTTAGACGCCGAAGACGGTTTCTGGTGTACTCTTGATTTTGATGTCAGCGAAACGGAAGGATTGCTTGAAAGCGGTCTTACCGAAAAACGTAGATTTATTCCGCAGATCAGTGTAAAATTACCTTATATTAATCAACTAGGTTATAACGCCACTCTTAAAATCGACGACAAAGATTTTTCAGCAACTAATCCTGGGGTATGGTGTCATAACCTACAGGACCTTCTGGGAAGAGATCGCTTCACAGATTGGGATCAATATGGCAAGGATGAAATTATTAAATGAGTACTGGACAAGTATCAGCAGGCTACGCCATTGGCCAAAAGTCAATCGCAAGAACACCTGGTTACGGATTGAATAAAATTAAAAAGGCAAGAAAGAAAGAAATGAAACTAACTTTAAAACAACGTTTTCGCAACTGGTTAATGGACCATCAAGACGATATCGAAGCAGATCGTGGTATCTATGTTGAAGAAGATAAACTATCTTCCGAAGGTATGCGACTACAGATTTATAAAGCAAGTGGTGGATACGTTGTAGAAACTCGTAGTTATGATCGTAATAGAGATCGTAATCAAAATACTATGCATGTTATTACAGAAGCAGAAGATTTAGGTGATCGTTTAGCAAAAATTATTATGATGGAGGCTTTGCAAAGATGAGAGTTAAAAAAGAATTTGTTGTACATGAAAATCCCGGCTTTCGTTTAAAGGTTGTAGCAAACGAATGTATTGCTCCAAAAGGTCTTATTAGTTTAGACTTTGTGCAAGAAAGCCTAAATAAACAAGGTAAAGTTGATACTTCAAGTATCTATAACTTTAATATGACCAGAGATGAAATTAAAGAGCTGTGCGACGGCTTGATGCAAATATGATTATCAAACAAGACATTCGTCCTAACAAAATGATTTGGGTTACCTTTCAAAAAGAAGGTATGCACAAATATCCCGCAGCACTTACAGATCCTAACCTAGCAACAGGTGATGAATATGATGTAAGTTTCCTAGGCTATCCACATCGACATATCTTCCATTTTAAGGTATGGATTGGTGTTACTCACAATGACCGCGATATTGAGTTTATTCAATTTAAACGTTGGTTGCAAAATCTCTACGCAGATGCTACACTGAGTTTAGATTTTAAAAGTTGCGAAATGATGTCAGATGATTTATATGACATGATTAGCAAAAAGTATCCCGACCGTGAGGTTTGGATTGAGGTCTCCGAAGACGGAGAAAATGGTAGTTTCATCAAGTACTAAAGGAAAGCTATAATGGCTCGTAATTATAAGGATTATTCCTATTTTGAAAACCGCCCGGACGTTGTAAAAGTTTGGGATGATCTAGAAGCATACTACGACTGGTGTCGCTTCGAACTTCGCAATTTTGATCCAGCGGAGTTGTATCGTAAAGATGCACCTAATTATGGTGCATACTTGGCAAGTAAGCGACCACGTCGACCTTACCAAGGAAATAAACCAAGATTCGAAGGTCGTAACTACGACAATCGAAATTACGATCGCAGGGGTCGTTAATATGGCAAGGGTTTTCCTCGTTGACCTTGAAGCAGTAGAAACTCGCTATACAGGCGAGTGGAAAACCCATTTACCTTCACTTCTTCGAAAGGCAGGTCACAATGTTCAAATTATATCTGGTCCTACGGACATTCCTAGTGCCACTACTCCTGGCGCCTTTCTTAATTTTGGCGGGACTAATATCTATAAGTCTAGCCAAGTTGAGCAGATGGGGCGTTTATTTTGTAACGGAGCCGTTCATCCCGGCGATCACTTTTTGTTTACTGATGCTTGGCATCCTGGTATCATAAATTTAAAGTACATGAGTGAGTTATTGAACATTCCAGTAACCACACATGGCTTATGGCATGCTGGGTCATACGATCCTCAAGACTTTCTAGGCAGACTCATCGGCGATGCTCCCTGGGTTAGACACGCTGAGAAAAGTTTCTTTCATGCGTTCGACCACAACTACTTTGCTACTCAATTTCATATCGAAATGTTTAATAAGAATTTGTTTGGCGGTATGTACGGACCAGAAAATTATTATAAAATGACTCGTACTGGTTGGCCAATGGAGTATATGGAAGATACTTTATTGCAATATAAAGGAATGGCTAAAAAAGATCTAATCCTTTTTCCTCATCGTATTGCTCCTGAAAAACAAGTTGACATTTTTAATGATCTTAAAGAGCAGTTACCGCAGTATGAATTTGTTGTTTGTCAAGAACGCCAACTAACCAAAAACGAATATCATAATTTCTTAGGAGAAGCTAAACTTGTGTTTAGTGCTAACCTGCAAGAAACACTAGGTATTAGTTGGTATGAAGGTGCAATTGTTGATGCAATACCTATGGTTCCAGATCGTTTAAGTTACAGCGAAATGTCAATGGAGGATTTCAAATATCCTAGCGAATGGACAGAATCATTTGACAGCTATAAAAAATACAGAAGTGCTGTTGTAGATCGAGTTATTCACTATATGGAAAATTATAAATCTTATCTACCTCGCCTAAATAAACAAGTAACAAAACTAAAAGAAAACTATTTTAGTTGCGATAACCTATTAGATATGTTAAAATAACTAATATGTCATCCACGACATTAACTCGGAGAAATTTAATTGACAGATAAAAAAGAAACAGCCCTGGACGCAATGGCAGGGAACGGTGGTTACGAAGAAGCATACTTAGGCGATCATCTTCGTTTTAAAATGAAACGTGAGGGCAAACGCTTTTGGGCTGGCGATAATATCAGCGACTTTTTACACGAAGGCGATAAAGAACGACTAATTGACGAAGCAACAGAGGCATTTGAACTAGTGCTTGATCGGTTGCTAATTGATCGTGAAAACGATCCTAATAGTAAAGGCACAGCACGTCGCCTTGCTAAGATGTATTTTAACGAAATAATGGCAGGAAGATATGACCCAAAACCATCAGCAACAGCGTTTCCAAATGACTCGGAGGACCGTTACGAAGGTATGTTGGTTGTTCGTAGCGAGCTTCGCAGTATGTGTAGCCATCATCACCAACCCGTTACTGGCGTTGCTTATATTGGTATTATTGCTGCCCAAAAGCTCATCGGACTCAGCAAATACACAAGAATCGCCCAGTGGTGTGCCCGACGTGGTACTCTCCAGGAGGAACTTGCTAATGACATTGCTCGGGAGATCGAAAAAGCCACAGAAGCTAGAGACCTAGGCGTTTATATTCAAGCAGTACACGGATGCTGTGAGAATCGTGGTATTATGGCACATTCTAGTCTTACACAGACCACCGTACTCAAAGGTGCGTTTAAAGATGATCCTGGTACAAAGAAAGAATTCTTTGATAACATTAAACTACAACAGGAGTTTGCCCCAAGATGAATTCAGTAGACATGGCTAACGATTTAATTAATCGTGCAAGAAATTTAAAGAAATTTGAAGTAAAACGTATGTTAGAAGAAGGAATCCTGTTTAACGGTAGTGTTCCTTTTGATATCAAAGGTAAAGATGATTGTTTTTGGATCTATGCTTATGCTGTTACACAAGAAGAAGCAGAAGCAAAAGTAGACGCATGGTTAAAGGATCGCACATGAAATGGTTTCTTAATCTTTTAGAAGGTATGGGTCGTAAACGTATCGTTATGGATCGAGAAGTAAACGAACCATATTTAGAACGTTACTATCTTTTTCTAAAAGATAGAGATCGTTTTCCATTTAATATCTTTTTACACAAATTCTTAAAAGGTGATCCGGACGATTTACACGATCATCCTTGGCCTTATGCTACACTAATTCTCAAAGGTGGTTACTGGGAAACTACTCCAGAAGGAAGATTCTGGAGAGGTCCTGGTCATTTTAGAACTTGTAGTGCTAATAGCTTTCATCGTGTTGAATTAGAACCAGGTGTTGAGTGCTGGACTATTTTTATGCCTGGTCCTAAACAACGCGATTGGGGTTTTGATGTTAACGGTAAATGGATACAACATGAAGAGTATCTAAAGGAGAGATATGAAAAAGCTCATAATCAACCAGCATGAAATGACAGGGTTGGTTTCAAAAATTGGAAGAAATATTGCAACAGGATATTGGAAGCCAGATTATATTGTTGGCCTAACTCGCGGTGGCCTTATTCCCGCTGTATTGTTGAGTCATTATCTTAATGTACCAATGTGGACTTTAAATGTTAGTTTAAGAGATGGCAGCGGTGGAGAAAGCAATATGTGGATGGCAGAAGATGCACTTGGTCCTCCAACTAAGGATCGTATAATTGACGATGCTAACGACATTGGAAGTATTTTAGATGTAGCTAGTGGTTTGTTAGAAGACGGGGCTACTTACAAAAATATTTTAATTGTAGACGATATAAACGATAGTGGCGCTACCTTTAATTGGATTATGGATGATTGGCGCTCTAGTTGTTTTCCAGGAGACGACTCGTGGAACGAAGTTTGGAACGAAAATGTTAAATTTGCTGTTTTAGTTGATAATCTTGCTAGTAAGTGTAATGTAAAAATGGATTTTGTTGGCATGGAAATTAACAAAGCAGAAGAGGATGTATGGGTTGATTTTCCTTGGGAAGAGTGGTGGTCAAAATGAAACACGAACATAAAGTATTTCCGTCGGAGCCTGATTTTATTGAAGATTCAAAAGCACCGTGGACCGAACTTGTAGAGGAAGACTATCATGTTAGAGTATTTAGAGATAAGTATCCTGTTACTGATGGCCATCTTCTTTTTGTGCCTAAATACAATACTATTGATGTGCTAATGGATTGTTTTGAAGATGCAGTTAAAGATGGAATTAAACGTGTAGGCACCGGAGAATGGGATGGGTTTAATATTGGTCTTAACTATGGCCAATCAGCAGGACAAACGGTTCCGTGGCCTCATGTACATTTAATTCCAAGACGAACAGGCGATATGGAAGATCCCACTGGTGGGGTTAGACACGTTATTCCAGAACGAGGTAATTATAGGAAGTGGTAATGTCAAGATCGTTGTTTATTGGAGATAGTCATACTTGTGGATACCATAGTATTCCTGGAAAAATTGGTCCAGGAAGTTTTTCTTACTGGAATGAAAATAATTACGGAGAAATTTATTCGTCCGAACTAAACAAACCTGCGGCTATATATGCAATGGCAGGTGTAAACAATCGTGTGTATACAGACTGGTTAAAATCGATGTTTGAAGAATATAACGACATTGATGAAGTATTTCTATGTGTAGCACCTTTAAATCGTTTTACAATAGGATTTGATAATGAATTATCCGACGATGTTATTCCTGTAGATCATTTTAAATTAAAATGTGATAGTGATAATTCTTTAATTTCTAGATACGTTGACAATACGGTAGTTAAAGACAAACTTCAATTATTCAATAAACCCACATACGACGATTATTCAAAATTTCCCGGTATGAATTTATCTGCTGAGAAAGGATTATTAGAACCTGATCTAAGAAAAAATACTTATATGCAGGTTAAATTATTTTTTGAATTAAACTCTTTTTTAGAAAAAAGAGATTTTGGTTTACAAATCTTTGCCTGGGATAGAATTTGTTTTGAAAACAATGCTAAATTATATCTTTTTAATTTTACAGAAAGATTGAAATTTCCCGATGTTTATAACTACTACGGACAATTAAAAGCTACAACATTAGCACCTAAGACCGTTGAAAAATTCTTTTTAGATAAAAATATTGACCATACAAAATATTTTATCGAAGACAACGAACATTATAATAAAGATTATCACACTCTCATTGCTACTAAATATCTACCCTGGTTGAAAGCACTATGAGAATTTTAATTGCCGGTGATAGTTTTGCCGCTAAGTGGCCAAATGCCTCTATTGGTTGGGTTGATTTATTGGCTAAAGAACACGAAGTTACAAATGTAGCTCAAGCTGGCGTAGGCGAATACAAAATATATAAACAAATTGAAACTATTAACCAACACCTGTATGATTGTATAATTGTTAGTCATACCAGTCCTAGTAGAATACATACTCCAAATCATCCAATTCATAAAACTGGATTTCATAAAGATTGTGATTTAATTTTAACCGACATAAACGAAAATTTTTCTTTGTTTGATGGTAATTTAAAAACTGCTCAAGGATGGTTCAAATATCACTACGACGACGAGTATCAATTAGATGTTTATCGGTTGTTAAGAAAAGAAATTAATAGTATAATAACAATTCCTTATATAAGTTTATCTCATATTGAAATTTTAAAAAAACTATCAATAGAAAAAAATCATTTTGATTTTAGTAGACTTTGGAGTTCGGAAAGAGGTTTAATTAATCATTATACTGAAAAAGGAAATAAAGTTATTTTTGAATTGCTGTCACAATTTTTAAGGAACAAAGAATATGGTTAAAGCAGGAACACTTTGGGGTACCTATAATGATAGAAAAAAATTTCGTGTTATTAGTGTAACCGAAATCGATGATCATACTTGGGTGTATTATCGATTAGATAACTGCAATCCTAATATAGCAGAATGTCAGGAATGGAGTTGTTACATTGAAAGTTTTCTTCAACGATTTAATCCATTACCAGAATGAATGTTATTACTATACCGTGGCGTAATCAAGGTGATGTTTGGTGGAGTGGAACCTGTGCTAGTGTTCTCGAACACTTTGGACTACCCGGCGGTCGATACACAACAGAAGTAAGCGAAGAATGTATGAAATTCTTTTTTAAAAATGAACACGATGCTCTAATGTGTAAAATTTTAGTAAGTCACGCTTTATGAAATTTGATAAAATTGTTGCAGCATTAATAATAATAGTTGGCCTTGGAATTCTTGTATTATTAGATTTTCCTCGACAACGAGTATACGACTGCGGCATGGCCGAATGGCATCCAGATATTCCTGCAGAAGTTCGAGATGCGTGTAGAAAATTAAGATACGATCATTGGAAGCAAGAACAAAGGGATAGAAATGAAAGAAAAAATGAAGAGCGCATACATGAAGGCCGCTCAATTATTCTCCGAGCTTAGTCATGCACAAAGATTACATGTTGGTGCTATTGTAGTCAAAGATGATAGAATTATCAGTATTGGCTATAATGGTATGCCGGCTGGTTGGGAAAATAACTGCGAATATAGAGATTATGACACCGGAGCAGGCGGATGGCTGAGTCCCGACGAATTTCTTTCTAAATATCCATACGAAGAATGGAATGAAGAAGCAGGATGTAACGTTCATTTTGGATTAAAAACTAAACCCGAGGTATTACATGCAGAAACAAATGCAATTGCCAAATTGGCTAAAAGTACTGAGTCTGGTGCGAATGCTACTATGTTTGTTACTCATAGTCCTTGCCTTGATTGTGCCAAACTCATTTATCAAAGCGGGATTAATAGTGTTTTCTATCGCGAATCTTATCGTAATGATGATGGAATTAAATTTCTTGAAAAATCCGGAGTAAAAGTTGAAAAGTTGGACATTAACGATTAACGAAGATGGAATATTACCATTGCCTCAAGATTTACTAAATGAGATGGGTTGGAAAGAAGGCGATACTATAAATTGGATTGATAATAAAGACGGAACATGGAGTTTGGTCAAAGAGGACTTGACAAATTTCATATATAAAGGTATAATAAACAATGAGCAAAATTAAAATCGCAGAGCTATTTTATAGCATTCAAGGTGAAGGACGCTTTATGGGTGTGCCTTCTGTTTTCTTACGTACATTTGGTTGTAACTTTAAATGTGCAGGCTTTGGTATGCCAAAGGGCGAACTAAGTGCAGAAGTTGAAGATATTGCTATCCAGCACGAAAGAAAACCTTATACAAAATACGAAGAACTTCCGCTTGTTAGCACAGGCTGTGATAGTTACGCTAGTTGGGATCCTCGTTTTAAAGATCTTAGTCCTATGCTTACAACAGATGGTATTGCAGAACGTATCTGCGAAATCCTTCCATTTAATCAGTGGCAGGACGAACACTTGGTCATTACAGGCGGCGAGCCGTTACTAGGTTGGCAACGTGCTTATCCAGATCTGTTGCGCCATCCTAAGATGGCTGGTTTAAAAGAGATTACCTTTGAAACTAATGGTACTCAAAAACTAACGCCAGAGTTTAAAGAATTTCTTTCTATCGAATGGTTGATGCCGCATCCAGAATATAATAAAGAAATTACATTTAGTGTAAGTGCTAAACTAAGTTGTTCCGGTGAAGAACGCAGTGAAGCTATTCGTCCAGACATTGTATGTGAATATGAGGAGGTTGGCTACACTTACCTTAAGTTTGTAGTAGCGACAGAAGAAGATGCAGAAGAAGCAATTGAAACAGCAGACATTTACAGAGCCGAAGGGTTTACAGGACCCGTATATCTTATGCCAGTTGGTGGGGTGGAGTCTGTTTATACTCTTAATAATCGTAGGGTCGCTGAACTAGCGATGAAAAATGGCTTGCGCTATAGTGATAGACTACAAGTACCATTATTTAAAAATGAGTGGGGAACTTAATGAAATTTATTAAAAAATTATTTGGTTTAGATAAAATCGAAGCCAACATTGAAGAAGCAAGATTAGCACTTGAACAGGCTAACAAATTAAAAGAAGAAGCCGAAAATAGCCTAAAAGAAATTGCTCAAGAACAAGAATTGGCTAAATTGAGTCCAAAAGATCGTGCTACTCGAAAGAAAGAACCATGGGTAGGCGTGTTAAATACACATATAAACAAAGACAATGTTCGTAACGGTTTTTTTGAACTTGACTGGAATGAACATTTTGTGCTACAATTAAAGCAAGAAGGTTATGGTGCTGACGGTGATTTGGACGAAGAAATTGTCGATCGTTGGTTCCGTGAACTATGTGCTAATGTTGTTGTTGACGGTGATTACGGTGGTCCTTTACAAACAGGGACTTTGGACATACAGAGTGTAAAAAGAAATAATAAATGACCTACATTTTAGTTGATACTGCGAATACTTTTTTTCGCGCACGGCATGTGATCAACGGCGATGCTGATATTAAACTTGGCATGGCTTTTCATATAACTTTAAATTCAATTCGTAAAGCCTGGCAGCAGTTTAACGGCAGTCACGTTATTTTCTGCTTAGAAGGTCGTAGCTGGCGCAAAGATTTTTACGCCCCCTACAAAAGAAATCGTGCAGAAGCTCGTGCGGCACACAGCGAAAAAGAACAAGAAGAAGATACACTATTTTGGGAAGCATTTGATACCTTTAAAGAATTCATTAAAGATAAAACAAATTGCACCGTTATGCATCATCCGCAATTAGAAGCAGATGATTTAATTGCAGGCTGGATTCAAAATCATCCAGATGATAACCATGTTATTATTTCTACAGATACCGATTTTGCACAACTTATTGCACCCAATGTGAAACAATATAACGGTGTAATGGAAATGACTATTACACATGAGGGGTATTTTGATGACAAAGGTAAGCCCATTGTTGACAAAAAAACTAAAGAAGCTAAAGCAGCACCCAATCCAGAATGGCAACTATTTGAAAAATGTATGCGTGGTGATACCAGTGATAATGTCTTCTCAGCGTATCCAGGTGTGCGTACTAAAGGCACAAGCAAAAAAGTGGGTCTTGCTGAAGCGTTCGAAGATCGTAAAACCAAAGGATTTGCGTGGAACAATCTCATGCTTCAGAGATGGACTGACCACGAAGGCAAAGAACACAGAGTTTTGGAAGACTATGAGAGAAATCGGCGACTAATCGATTTGTCTTATCAACCAGAAGAAATTAAAAAAATTATTGTAGAAACAATTAATACTGCTACAACTGCTAACAAAAATGTTAATCAAGTTGGAATTAGATTAATGAAATTTTGTCATCTCTACGATTTGAAAAAAATTGCAGAGCAGGCACAATCTTATGCGGAGCCATTAAATGCTAGATACAACTATGATGAAACTAGAGTTTTGTCAGTATGAAAATACTTGTGAAAACAAGTCAGCAACATGTTGGGAGAATCACATGACAGAGATACACGCTAAACCAATCATTAAAGATAAATTTTGGATTGTTGAAAAGGACGGAGAAAAATTTGCAACTCTTCGAAAGATTGAAGACGAGCGATTTGTACTTAGTAATGAAACAGGTATTAAAATTTATGATAATAAAGAAAGCCTGACGAAACAATTTGGCAAAGATTTCTTTGTTGCTAAAATTGTTAAAGAAGCCAATGGTTCATTACCAAATGAAGTTCATGGCTATTCAACTAGTGTTGAACCTCATAATGCTATGTTCGACATCAAACGTAAACTACCGTTGTTCACAAAAAGTAAAGATAGTAAAAGTTTATATTGTGCCGGATACTATGTCATCCGTTTCGATAAAGGTTGGGTAAAATCATTTTGTCCAAAAATGATTACTTTACAAAGATATGATTTTAAAGGTCCATTTAAAACAGAAATGGAAATGAAACAGGTATTATCAAATGTCAGCAAATAATATACCAGATAAATTACCTAGTGTTGAAAGGCTTATTCAACGATTAAATGTAGCAGAAAAAAGTCAACAGAAAGATATACGTATATCTATTCAAGAAGGAAAAGAGCTAGTACAAGAACTAGCTATTATAACGACTAAATTAGGTTCTACGGTTGCCGAAATTCGCGATTTATTGAAAGAAATTAAAGAATCAACCACTCAAATCGATGTAAAGTTTGACGGCGGAACGTTCTAAAGGTGATAAATATATACGTGGTTAATTAGGAACACGTATATAATGAGTAGACCAAAACCGAAGATAATACTCGAATATGCCAATAAAGAAAACTACAAGGTTGAACAGATTCTTGAAAGTGAAGCTATATGGGCAGTATTCTACAAAGGCCAGCCTTTTAATTTAAAGAGCGGAAGCCTGTTGGCTAGCTATCCTGGACCAAAATACAAAAAGGTTAGTTTTTCAAATCCAGGCCATGCACACAATCTAGCAAAAAAATTAAACAAACTTTTTAAAACAACAGATTTTGCAGTATATAAATTAACACAAGGTGAACCGATAAAATGACTTATACCAAGAATACCTATACTGCGGTGTTCTTGAAAGCGGCAAATAAAGAAGTAGACGACCGCACATTTGATCAATTAAAAACAAGTTGGTGGTACAACTTGCGCACAAAAAACGAAGGCGGACTACGCCTCACAGAAGAAGGTCTTAGATTTATTCAAGAAGAAGCAGACATAAAGACCTATAGTATAAAAATTCCCAAAGAAATTAAAATAACACCCCAAATACTAGTTTGGTTAGATAACTTTATTCATGCCCCGTGGTATCTTGAAAAACATACGTTATCGGTGTTATCCGAAAAAGCAGCATTTGAACTTTATCTATTTTCCGGCGATGTTATGAAAATGGGATATTCAAAAGCTATGAGCAAACGATTAAACGCAGATTGAAATTTTCATTTCAATTCTGTATAATATTATAAACTACTACTATAAATATCACGTATGAATGATCTTAATCCGTTAGACGTTTTGAACACTAGAAAACTTACTAGGATTCCGCCACATTTTTTAAAAATGAAATTAAGCGAAAGAGATGTTTATAATAACGAATTAGATGATTGGATTCGTTCTAAATTAAAAGGAAGATATTGTATTAAACAAATACCGTCTTTTGATGAGAACGGAAATCTAAAAACTTCAACGTATGTTGGATTTGAAGATGAAAAAGAAATGACATTCTTTGCATTAGCCTGTACAAAATTAAGGAGATAACAATGACTGAAGAAAACAAAGATTTGCAAACTACTGCTCCAGCTGCTTCTGCTCCAGAAGCTCCGGCCGCAAACTCTGCAGATTTAAACGTTAGTGACCTTACAGCACTAAAAAGCATTATCGACGTTGCTAGCCAACGTGGAGCATTTAAAGCAAACGAACTAGAAGCAGTTGGTAAAGTTTATAATAGACTTTCAACATTTTTAGATTCTGTTAGCAAAAAGGAACAATAATCATGAGACAAATCAAGCACATCGGAAGAATGAAAAATACTGGAGCGAAAGTAATCACCGTATTTAGAACAATACCGGGCGATTCAGGATCAGCTCTTGTAGTAGGAACAGCAAACTTAACTGATTCCTATCACGATGCTCTGATGGGATTGCTTGAAAGCGACCAGGGGCAAGAGGTAAATGAGTTTGGCGAAATCATGCATACTCGATTGTTTCCAGATGGTCGTCCTATGCTTCAAGCTATGCAAGCAGACGGAAGATTACAAAAAGTTGCAACTGATATGGTTATTATGACTCCAACGTCTAGCACCAATATTGTGTTGTCTGAATTAAATGTTCTTATCGCAGAACAAAAAAATTGCACCGTTGACGAATTATCAAATCTTGTTTCCGGCGCACCAGCAAGAGATCAAGATTTTAAAAAGAAACAACAAAAATCAGAAGCTGTTCCTAATGTAGATCCAGATGTTCCTGCTCCAGTAAGAGCACAAGCATCAACTACAGAAGCATTAACTGATAAAGACCTTGCTAAAAGTTATCGCAGTCAAGCAGATGCTATGTATAAAGAAGCTGCAAGACTACGTAAACAAGCAGATGAATTAGATCCACCAGTTAAAAAGACTACTAAGGCTAAAGAAGAAGCAAGTGCCTAAGCGTCTCTTTAAACCACCAAAGCATCTAATCAAAGAGTGGCCGGAGGTGTTCGAGGATATGTATATGAACACCATGCCGGTCGCTTATCTTAATGCTATTAAATTAGAATTTGATAATGGCAGAGTTTGGAAAATAGAAGTTGCAGAGTTATTGTCTGTTTCTGATGCAGAAGAAGTTGCCGATAAGCTATTAGAAACAATGCAAGAATATCACGACACTATTAAAAAAATAGATTTTGAAGTTGATGTAGAACGTCTTAAACAAGACATTTCAGACGAAACTAAGAAATTTCTTTAGTTGGAAAAATCTCTAGTAAGTGGTCAACAAATCTTTCATGCACGATTTGTTTTGGATGGCCACCAGCATGAATATCATCCTCTTGCAGTTCAACAAAATCATAAAGATTTTTATCAGTAATAAAATACTCGCTGTTTAAACATTCATCTCTAAAATTTAAAATATCTGTTTGAAAGTATTTTTCTAACACAGGATCAAAATTTTTATAATTGTCGTCGTTAATACACGGAACAATTAACAATCTTCCTTTTAAATGGTTTGATGATAATTGTATTAGTCGTGAAAGACACAAGTAATAAAAATAATACATAAACATAGAATTATTAAAATCCGCAATTGGTCCTTGATACTTTTGAAATTGTTTTGGAAAATTTTCTCTCATATGCATCAGAACCGAAACTGGTTCTTTATGTGAAAAATATATATTTCTTTCGTATGATGTTAATC